TCCGCTTATAATCTTTATCCATTTCTCCGCCTCCTAATTTATTGGTACTCTTTTATTATACAATATTTGGGCCCAATTGTCAACCCATTATCTAATCTTTTTTACAGCTTTTTCCACTTGTTCTGTGAGATAAGCTTCCCTCATTGTGAAAAACTGGTCTGGGGAAATTGTGCTGATTATTATGTCCATTGCAATATTGTCGGATATGCCTCCTTGTCTTAGTGCTTCATATATTGCAAACAAATCGTGCATGTCCTTGGTCTCTTTTATGGCTTGCTCTACGGTCATTATACTTCCCTCCCTTCAGAATAATAGGTTGCTCTCATATCCGCTATGTGTAACTCCAATGCCAACGGAAACTCTGTAAAGGCAAGGGTCATTGAAGGGTACTCCTCTTTTGGTACCGACAACCCCATGTGCCATCTAATCGCCATCATCTCTTCTGTAGTGAGCGACAATCCAGCCTGTAATAGCATTATGATTGACTTGTCTCCATGACCAAGTGGTAGCTTATCATCTACTGTGTAGTATGGAACCTGTATCCACTTGCCATTCTCATCCTTTGTGTTCCTAACATCTGTCTTGTAGTATCCTATCTTGCATATATCATGGAACAAAGATACTATCGCTATGCTCTCCATTCTCTCCCTATCTATCTCTCTCAACGCTGTATCAAGCTCGGAGAACACGTTTAGGGAATGCTTTACCAATCCTTCCTTGTGGGCGTCATGGTACTTTGTACTGGCTGGTGCGGTGTAGAAATCACTATCTGCCAGCTGACTTAGCAATTCCTCTAACCCATCTCTCTTTATAAACTTTCGTGCTATTTCCTCATATCTTATTTGAAATTCACTTTTCAAAACGTATCCCCCTTCTAATATAGTCATCCACAAGTGCCGACCAATGCTCTCTTGGTATTCCATAAGCTATCTGCGTAGCTAAAATATTTGGTACGCCGACCTCCTCTAATTCAGCACAAAACTCCCTTAACTCCTCCAATGTTTTAATGCGGTCTAATCTCTCTTTAATGGTCAATTCTCTACCCCCATTATATCATACATACTAATGATTGGTGTGACCTTCCTTTTAGATATACATGTGGCACACACTCCACAACCAACTGCCTCCACCTTCTTCATCTTTACGTCATAGTAATGCTCTATGTCTATCTTAACACGTTCTAAGGCCCTTGTCAATATCTCTTGTGGAATTTGTATTACCACACTATTTATAGGTGTCTCCTTGGTTACTGCTACAATGAAACATGGTAATCTTAATCCTGTGTTCTGGAATACTACTTCCTGATAGCAAGCTAACTGGGTGTCATATCCCCATTGTGTAATGAAATCTATGTAGTTTCCGCTGGTGTCCGTTACGCTTCTCATTATCTTTAAATCAACTATTGCTTTGGTCTGGGCGTAGCTGTCCATCTTAATCTTGAACGGTACTCCAGCGATTGTGCCTGTCATTATAGTTTGTTTATCTCCTGACAAAAACTGCTGAATTACTTTATCGTTATCTATATACTTGCATATCTCTTCTGCTTGCTTGTAATCTACTTTCAGCTCTCCCTTGTTTTTACCTGTGGTGGAGTAAAGTTCTGGATGTTCTTCTTTGAATTTATCCAGCGTACCCTCCACATAGGCATCCACATATGACCCTACTAACATTGCTGTTGAGGATGAATTGAACTGCTCCAACCCATCCAACTCGCACTTCTGGAATTTTTTAAATGCGGAGACTGACATGTACTCGTCTTGCTCGTAATAGTTCTCCGCTGTTAAGATTGTCATAGTATCACCGCCAGTATAATTGGAAGCAGGGCAAATAGTAGGATTTGTATATAATCCTTCTGTGTCATATCTTTTGCTCTGGTTACTTCTGCCCCAACTATTATGACACTGAGCAATATTATTATAGTATAAATCTTAAGAATTATCACCGCTATCGTCAAATGGATTCACCACCTTTCTGGAAACTGTGTCCACTATTACATCTTCTACTTCTTCAACGCTCTGTAACCCCATTAGGAGCTCTGGAGCATACACTCTTCCGAACCATGCGTAGGCCCTATAAGCCAGCATTATCTCTGGCATGGTCAACCACTTGGAACCCTGTTTAGCTGTCCACCCTTCCTTCTTTGCTATTTCGATAGTAACGGTACCCCCTTTTATTATTTTACCATCCGAGGCCCTCTCCGCTGTTACATACGCTCCCCATGAATTGGTTCCTACTTCTCCCACATAATTCAACGTAACGTTCTTAAACTGTGGGGAAGCCTTTATTAAGGAAGCTATTGCTTGTCCTGACCAACTTGGCTTGCCCTGTATTACGTATAGATTCTGCATAACTACCATCGGAGATAACCCCATTCTGGAAGCCATATCCACCGCTATAAGGCAATTCTCTGGCCTATTCTGATATGAAGCTGGAACAATTGTACTTCCAGCCAGCATTGTCGCCCATTGCATCAACTGCTCAAACGATAGAGCTATTTTTCTGGATTCATCTGAGGCTACTACCAGTTCGGAAAGCTCCCCATTAGTTATTAATTCACTCAACGTCTTCACCCTCCTCAATGGTCTTTACACCAGTTATCTCCATTTCAACAATCTTTGGAACATCCCAACCGTCTTCTATTAGTGATGTTTCCACTTGTTTGACCAACTCCCCATAGTTTCTTATCTTATCCATGGGTATCTTGTCATCCTCAGTTTCAATTATTGAAAACTCAACTTCAATTGTCGCCCTAACGGTTTTTTCTATCATATTAATCTCTCCTTATAGTCTCGCTTATTACCTCTATGTCGAACATTCCGTCAAGTCCAGCGGTGACATCTTCTATTACAAGGGCATGGTTAATTGCTGTTTCTCCAGCTTCAAGGCATTCATCTATAGCTTCCCCTACATTGTCTTGTTCATACTCTAATAGCGAGAATTTTATTACCCCAACCACCTTGTTTGGAAACTCTAAAATCTCTTCCCTAAAGTCTACTATGTCAAATGCTCCACCAAGAGAATCGGATATAGTCTCCAGTATGTGCTTTTCATTAAAGACTTTGCCACCATCTGCTATGTGTTCTAACGCCATCCCACCGAAAAATTCATCAAACTCGTGTACTCCCCTAACCTTAACCTTAATTGTTATCATTTTTCTTTTCCTCCTCCACTTTATTCCTCATAGCTCTTAGCAACCTTTTGGCCTCCACAATCTCCTGCTTCTCACGCTGTTTGGCTGACCAGATTCTCACCGTCTCTTTGTCTCTCATTTACCATTCCTCCTTCAACCTTATATTCTCATTATAGCATACCTTTTGACCTTTGTCAACTGTTTTTTAAATGTTCCAGTAACTCGTATCTAAGTATATTATATATTAACATTGGAGACTCGTCAACCCCCACAAACCAAACTGGACAATTATATCTGATATTCCATGTTATGATGCTCGCTGTTAGGGCCTTTGGATTAAACTTAGACCTATACGAACCCTTGACCACCTTGTGCCACGTTGCATTTTCCACAACCAGATGTATCTTCTCTTCTGGCTTAACCCTATCAAACTCTCTGGCGAACCTGTCTCGGTCTTTGGAAAAGTTACCCACTATCTCGTCAAGGCTGTTTTTCTTTTCCACCAGAATCCGCTTGTCCATCCCTATCTCTGGAAAGTGCGGAAGAACGAACGTATAATCAGCAGTCTCCATTTTCTCTACTATATAAGGAATGTTATTTTCCTTCAACCAGTCCAGAATGTGTTGGTTCTTCTGTTCCCTCGTATCTACTATTACCGTAATGTCCTGTAATATCTGTCCCATCTTAGCGTCTGTATACATGTTCATAATCCTCTCTCGCCATTTTTAGCATGGACTTTACCTGATGTGGTTTCATTTCCATAAGCTCGGCTATCTCCCGTTGTGTGTATCCTTGAAGTTTATATTTCAAAATATCACCATACTCTTCATTAGAAAACCAATCTCGCAAGGCGAATATTGTTTCATCATTTTCAAATACCGTATTCCCAGTTTCCACGTTTTCCAGATAAGATAAATCCTCCATACCCTCATGTTGTCTTTTCTGCGTCTTGCTCTTGGTTATCTCATTTAATATTACACTTCCAGCTCTCATATAATAGTAGGTACTCAATTTGCCACGTTCTGGATTGTGGTGTAGCACCGACTTACATAATTCTATGGCCAGCACCCCATACCAATCATCTATGTTTAAGTGGAATTTCTTTGCCACACCATATATCAGATTGTGATTCTCTTCAACTATCTTTTTCTGTTCATCTGTTAGCTTCTGCATATTCTCCCCTCCTAATACCATTATATCATACATATACTTAATTGTCAACAATTTTCTGAAAATTACACATGTTACAGATGAAATTACACATCCAAAAATGCGTAATCCCTGAGCCTCAACGGTTTTCGCAATAAATTACAGAATTACATGGTTTTCCCTATTCTCTATATATTCTATTCTCTATAATACTTTTTTTCTTCTAAAAAAGTGTAATTGTGTAATAAAAGCTCCAAACAGATTGGTAATCAAGGACTTAGGAGATTACAGTTGTATACAATTTAAATTACACATTCTGTAATCTGTAATTTGTATTGTGTACAATTCAATAGTGTATAATTGAAATATAACATTCAATTTGATACAATTTAATTGAGTGCTATTAAGTGATATACAATTATTATATTTTTGTTAATTTAATGTAAACGTTTAATTTAAATTTATGCTGTGAGTGTGTGTTTTTTAATTTGAAAGTAAGTGAAAATTTGAAAGTAAAAATATTTGAAAGTAAATAAAAATTTGAAAGTAAGAAGAAAAAAGAGCAACTTTCGTTACTCAAAATCATCAAATTCAGCTTCGTCAACTCTGGGGTGAATCACTGGTTTTGGTTCTTCGATTGGTAAGCACATTACACGCTCAACTAAACTTTGAAGCACATGACACGCTCAACTAAACTTGGAATTACACCATTCCCACCTAAGTTATAATATTGTTTCGCCATCTCAACCATACTCTCACGAGCATATATAGGACAAAAACCTTTATCCATGTAGTGGTTGTGGGCCTGTATAAGTCTGTCTCTTAATAGTGCTTGTACACCATCTTTTATCGCTTGTTGTTGGTTTATCTTTTTATTTTGTTGCCTAACTACATATGTAATTATAGCTGTAAATATACCAAGTATAAACTCTGTTAAATATTGTTCTAATATATCCCTCATGCGTCACCCCGTATGTCAAAATAAATTATATATTATTTTATTTTCTTTATCTCTGATTTACCAAAGATGTGAACTGAATAATTCTTGGCCCTACAGGTATAAAAGTCATCCTTTACTTCAAGCACAAGAAACCAATCTCTTGTCAATACATGCTCTACTACGCTTCCAACTTCAATCTCAATCATTACTTATCCTCCAATGAAGCATACGCACTAAAACCAGCTTCCTTCAACTTCTTAACTTGGGCATCTGCGTTTTGTTTTACAGAATATGCTCCAGCTTTAACCCTGTATATCTTTCCCTCTGGAGCAGTTATAGGAGCTTCTACTTGGATTATTGGAACTGGCTTAGGAACAACTTCAAAACCAAGATAGTTAGCTACTCCCTGTGCAATATCTTCTCCAGTTTCTTTTCTAAATCCTTCACTCATAAGTAACTTAGCTTCAGCAAGGTTATCCATGAATGCAGATTCTATTAGAACCGCTGGAGCCACTGTATACTTCAGAATATAGAAGTTAGCTGGGTTTGCTCCTCTATTTCTAAGAACTGTTCCTCTTACAAGCTGTGTGAGAACTGACTTCGCAAGCTCTTGGCCCTTTACTGAACCTTCGTGATAGAACGTACCCTGTCCACCCCATTCTCCCCATGTGCCAAGATAGGCGTTTGCGTGGATTGAAACGTGAACAGATTTTACATTTTCAGCACCATGTTTCTTTTTAACTTCAGCAAGTCTTGCATTAGCTCGGGAAACCCTTGTGGCCAGTGGTGTATCGTTAACTTCTGGAGCTACATCATACACCTCAACATTTGGAGTGTAGGCCAGATACTCCTTGAAGTACCTGACTGCACCCTCATTAAATTCATTTTCTCTCATGTAACTTCCATCTGGAAATAGAGGAGTTCGCTTTCCAGCAGTATCCATTCCATGACCAGCATCAAGTGTTATTAAATAAAACATTTTCTACCTCCTACCAGTTTACGCTATCTGTTGGGTTATTTATGATACCAACAAGTACCGCAATGTTCAACAGCATGTCTACGAAAGTCTGGAATGATTCATTGGTCATACCAATTGCATCATACAGACCATAGTTTCCAAGGATGAATGCTACAAGAGCAAATATTGCCACCCATAGATACTTTGACCTCAACCTACTTTGCATTGTTTCCATTTTATTACCACCTTTCATTTATATTATACAATATTTTCATATTATCTATAGAATATAACCTGCCTGTCTCGCAAGTAGTTCAAGTAATTTATCTTTTTCATTAGTTGAAAGCGTTTTAAACTCTTTTGATTTGAAATAATTTATAGTTTGCGATTGCTCTTTAACTTTAAGTTGTGATAATTTTTCCTTCTCTATAATAATTGATTCTTTTACGTCATCTTTTACTAATTTACCATCAATATACTTATAAGCATCAATAAAGGGTATTCTTAATTCTTCTTCTGTTAAAGTTGTTTCTATACTTCCTTCAATATCTCCTACTGAAGCGAAGCCAATTATATAACCATTTGCGTCAAGTTTAATTTTCATTATCTAANTATGTACGTACTTACCAGAAACACCAGCAATTGCTACACTGGATATAGTAACGGTTGTAGAAGTAGGGATTGTTGCTTTAAATATATAACTGTTGTTTACAGTAATGTTGAAGTTGTAACTATGTAGTTCTGGTATGGCTGAATTTATTGGCCCCATCAAAGGTATTCCATCTGCTGCACTACTTGAACCAATTTGAGCCATTATGTAGCGATAATTATAGATATTATCTGATAACGTTAATGTTCCAGAAGCCGCTATACCACTCCATAATTGAACTACTGTAGCATTTTCCCTTGCAACTTTATCCGCACCATTGTTCATGTAATAATATCCATCTATAAACATGTCCAATGCATAATCAGAAGAACCTAAAGATATATATGCATTACCAGAGGTGGCCCCATGCCATCCACCAGCATAATTTTTACCACTCATACCTGCGGCTGTTGTCCAATTGGAAGCGTGGGCGTAAGAAGTTTGTACAAAAGTATTGGCATGTTTTCCGTCAAGTGTATCAGCATTTGTATCTGCAATATTTACCCAACTTCTCCAAGTACCGCTTCCTCCTATTTCCGTAGGGGTACCGCTTCTTCTCCAAACTACATCAGTATTATATGGAAATATAAGTTGGGCGATTGTGTCTCCACCACCAGATATAACTAACATTTGACCATAGGAGTAACTCGTTGGGGCATTTGTATGAGAACTTCCTAATCTATACCACCCAGATTTAACAACAGTATTTAAATCTACACCACTTGCTAATGTTTTTTTAACCGCAACAGTAACGTCACCATCAAAATAAGCTACTCCACCAACATCAAGAGAGCCCCGTTCCCATATCTTTCCTATTCCAACTCCAGTAGGCCCAAACGACATCGGTACATTACCAGTAGATATAGTTACTATTGATGTAGTTGAATTACCAAGCTTATCAGTAATAATCAATCGTAACTCATAACTTGACGCTGGATTGAAATATGTACTACCATCTCCAATAGTATCTGTCCTACTTAACGTTGTGGTTCCAGCTGTTAAGCTACCAGATATTCTTGTAGTCCATGTAGTAGTTCCCCTCGGAGCAGAGGCAATATTATATGTCAATACATTCTTAGAGGATATACTTGATATAGTAGCACCAGAAGTTGTTCTGAAATACCATCCTATAACATCTGACACTCCTCCAGAAGTAGACCTAAATCCACTAAGTGCGTTTATTACTGGAGTTGAGTACGCTAAGAAAGTAAGTGCTCCGCTATCTATTGGGTCAGACCATCTTCCCCTACTATCCCTAACCATAGCATACGCATACTTAGTTCCAGTAAGGTTGAAAGTTCCTCCAGTTACAGGTGATGTAGTATAACTATTACCCTCAAATGTAATACTATAACCAGTTATTGTAGCACTCTTATATGCAGTAGCTCCATTAATTGTAAATGTTATTCTGCTCTGATTCTGTATGAACGTTCTTACTGGCAATGCTAATCCAGCGTTTATTATTGTAGAGTTAGCTTCAACAGCATCTACACTTGTAAATGTAGGAAC